CGAGGATTGTAAGCACCAATACCGAGGTTTTCAAATACTGAGAAACCAATTGTACGAGCCTTAGGATCATCAGCAGAAAGAACAGTCAATTCTGTACGAACAGGAATACGACCAAACATTTCAGGTTCACAACAAACATATACAGTGCCGGGATTAACCAAACGACTTGTAATAATTTGTGCACCCCAAAGTGTTGCTTGCAAACCTGTCTTTAACAAAGCTGCTTGGCTTTCAATATCCAAGATGTCACGACCAAACTTTCTGATATCAGCATAGTCACGAGCATTGATAAATACACGAGCTACACGGAGATCATGCTTTTCAATTTGTGCATAAGCATCAGCAAGTACTGCACCATTTAAAGGAGCAATAACAGGAATATCAGGATTGGTTTGACCAGCAACACCATCAAAACCTTGAGTAGCAACTGCATCAAGAATTGCAAATACTCTTTCATCTTCCGCCGCTTGGATTTGGGCGCGAGCAAGGTCTTGGGCTCTTTCAATCAAGTCAAATCGTCTTTCCTTAATTTGTGTTAAAGGAATTTCTGGATTTGATGCAATTTCAAAGAGAGGGAAAATTACTCTTCGTGGCTTGGTAATAGCAAGAATGTTTTCACCTTCTTCACCAACTACGAATGCTGTAACATCAGGATCTTTGTCATAAATTGGCAAAGCACCATCAGGTAATTGTTCTACCAAGAAAGTCTTACGACCAACAGAGGTATAATCTCTTCTAAGACGAAGTGGTTGTGTCATAGAAGATGCAAGTTTTGCACGACCTTGAGGAGTCTTAATATAGTCAGAAATGATCTTCTGTTTTACTGCATTATCAACATTTACATTTGTCATTTTAACTGCTACCTTTCTTTATTAAATTCTTTGGTCATAGACGAGTTCATCAGAAGATGTATCGCCTGCAACAGTTAAAATACCAATAGTCCATGAACCACCTGCGGCGGGACCTGAACCATGTTCTTCATCATGTAAATCAGTAGCTACTGTGCTCTTGGTCAAATAACCATTTACAGATGCAAATAATTCATCACCAATAGTATATTGATCCAAATCATCGCCATCATTTGCACCTGTGAGAATTTGTGTTTCATAGAGGCTGTTGCCATAAGTACCTTGTGCAGATACATAGGGTCCACGATTTGATGCAACACCGGGTTGATTGGTAAATGCAAGACCTACAGCTGTATTAATGAAAATACCTAGTGGCTTTTCTTTAGCATTTTCAGTAGCACTATCTGTGGGACCACCATGAAAAAATTCACCTTCGTCATTACGAGCAAAGGCAATAGAACCACTTAATACACCAAGTACACCAGCAGTGAAACCACTAGATGTTGTCTTTGTAGCAGTGGTAGTAATAACAGGTGGATTAGTTTGAGTAAAAGAATCAGCAGTCAATTGACCAACTGTATTGCGAACACCAACATGAAGGATACGCAATGCACTATTACTCTGAGTAAATCCACCACTCGCTTGTCCAAGTAAAGAAATAGACATGATGTCACTCCTAAATCTCTGACTCTCTGTTTTCAAGAGAATGGTTTTATGAAGAAAAAAGTTTTAAAGTACAAAGCTATTTTTAATAGTTTTACTTTATATACTCTTGTTTAATAGATAAACTATTAAAGATTTAATAGCCATCTACTACTTTTTCATCATCTTTTTTCACATTTATTTTAAATGCTCTTAAACATGACTACTTAAGATAACCAAATCTTAGCTAAAGAACTTGCTAACATCAGGTGCTGATTCCCACAACTTTGACAATTCATTAGCATCACTTGCTGTTCTACTAATATTGCCAAGTGTCTTTACACTAGCTTGTTGTGTCTTTGGTCTAGGAGTAATAGATGCTTTCTTAGAAGATGCTTTACCTTCTTCTTTCTTAGCAGGCTTTTCTTCCTTTTTAGCAGGTGCTTTCTTAGCAGGCTTTTCTTCTTTTACTTCTTCTTCATCAGATTCTTCTTCTTCAGATTCTTCTTCTTCATCAGATTCTTCTTCTTCATCAGATTCTTCTTCAGATTTTTTAGCTTTGGCAAAACGACTAGCTTTTTTAGATGCAGTTTCAGTTTCAGTTTCTTCAACTTCTTCTTCATCTGCTTCTTCATTAGCAAAAGAGAAAAGACTTGCTAATCTAGGATCAGCATCTTCAGACAGCATATCTTCTGCATTAAGACCAAATGGATCTACTTCATCAGATTCAATACCATCATCAGCCATCAAATCTGCTTGTTCTTCGAGTTCATCTGATTCAAATTCATCAGCCATCATGTATTCAGTTTCATGTTCAGCCATGTACATAGCTTTCTTTGCAGATTGCTTGCTTTCAGATTGCTTGCCTTCACGATCTTCAATTTCTTCTTGATAAAAATAACGAGGATTGTTTTGTCCAGCTTTTTTATTTGCTTTGGCTCTCTTAGATGCAAACTTTGATGCTTGTTGTTCCATAGCTTCTTCTGCTTCAATTTCAGCTAAAAGATCTGCTAATGATTCAGTACCTTCATCTGCAATACCTTCATCATCAGCCATATAAGAACTAAGAACATTTGCTAAACGACCAACACCAGCTTTTCTCTTAGATGCAAATCTTTCTACAGGTTGTTCACCATGAGAAGAATAGTTTTGTTCTAAAGCATCTAATACTTCACTGCCTGCTAATCTTTGTCTTAAACGAGCATTAGCTTTCTTAAGTGCTTTGATTTCTTCTTCAAGAACTTCACTGTCACTTAATTCTTCTGATTCCTCAGATTTCTTTGCTTGTCTTAAACGAAGATTTGCTTTCTTTGCTTGCTTTAATTCTTCTGCAAGACTTTCAACTTCGGATGAAAGAGTTTCAACTTCTTCAGCTAATTGTTCAGCTGTTTCTACTGCCTCTTCAGCTAATTGTTCTGCACCATCAGATTTTTTAGCTTGTCTTAAACGAAGATTTGCTTTCTTTGCTTGTTTAAGTTCTTCAGCAAGGTGTTCAACTTCTTCAGCTAATTGCTCTGCTGTAGAAACTGCTTCTTCTGCAATGCTTTCAGCTTCACTTGCATCTTCTGATTTCTTGCCTGCTTGTCTTAATTTAAGATTTGCTTTCTTCATTGCTTGCAATTCAGCTTGAAGGTGTTCAACTTCTTCTGCTAATTGTTCTGCTGTTTCTACAGCCTCTTCAGCAAGTTCTTCTGCTTCACTTGAATCTTCTGATTTTTTAGCATAACGACTACGATTTGCTCTACGAGCCATCATTTCCATTTCTGCCATCATATCTGATTCATCGGATTCAAATTCATCTGACATAAGATCTGATTCATCGGATTCAAATTCATCTGACATAAGATCTGATGCATCAGCCATCATATCAAATTCATCTGCATCAACTTCGCCAAAATAACCTGTGCCTTCTTGAACTACATCTTCAGACATCATATCAAATTCATCTGACATAAGATCTGACTCATCTGCTAAAAAAGAAGATGCGAGTTTTCTTTGGATGGTGGAATTAGATAAATTCATATATGACAAAGCAAGATTTTCAATCGCACGAGCAGATGCTTTACGACCAAGTTTCTTTTCAGCTAATTGAATGCACTTTGATGCTTTTCTTTCCATAGCTTGCTTTAAATTCAATTCCTGTAATTGACTACCTGTTTCATAATCTTCTACAAGGTCTTGATCTACTGCAGGATGATCAGGCATCCAACCTACTGATGCAGGTGGTGGACCGGAAAGATATGGACCCTTGCGAACACCTTCGCCAAAATCACTATCAATGCCATATTCATCTACTTCAGGTTGTGCATAAGATGCTGGATGTCCAAAAGCATCCCAACCTTGATTATCATAGCCGGGGATTCCTGAATTTGCTCTTCTTCTATTTGAAAAAGATGATCTTCTTGTACGGAATGTCATGTTAAACTCCATAGGTTTAAAGGTTTATCTTAAACTTAAAATCTTAGCTAATCTCACTAAGATCTTTTGTTCTTTATCTGTTAAAGGTTTTTTATAAATTGTATCAGCTGTTGCTAAATAAGTATTTACATCACCATATTGTTTTGTACTACCTAAATAACTTGCCAAACGATACAAATGATTTGGGATTTCTACACCATATTGCTTATTCACATAAGCAACATTCTTGATAGCAGATTCATTTGATTGAGATAAGTTTACTGCCACTCTTAAATGACTAAAATAACTTTGCTGTAATTTAGCTTGTTTCTTAGTACTCTTTGTGTTTTCTTCTTCAACCAAACGACCAACTACTTTTTCTACTAAACTTTCAATATCTTCATCTGACATATCTTTTAAAGATACTGTTTTAGTAGTTTCTTGTGCAGACTTAGAAATAGACCAATTCTCAAAATTCAAATTGCCTTCTTTAATCACACTATCATTTTCATGAATACTAGATTTACTCAAATCTACTTTAGGTTCTTCTTTCTTGCCTGAAAGTTCATCTTCTAACTTAGACTTTACTCTATCCATCACTACTTGCTTAATGTGTTCTTCTAATTCATCAATAGGACTTTTAGCTGGCTCTGCTGGTTTCTTTTCATCACCACCTTCTTCATCACCACCCTCATCACCAAAATCAAAAGCTGATTTGGATTGACTAGCTACCTTTTGAATATCTAAAGTATTTCTTGCAACTGCACCTTTAAATGCAGGTGTAGCTACCCATGATGCTTCAATAAATGTAACACCACCATTATCACCTTCTGATTCATGTCCACATAGTTCTGCTACTCTGTGCTTATTACCTTTTTCATCATAGAAAATATTGCCTTTTTCATATTTGATGTGCTTACACATTTCTGTTTCATCACTAGCAACATTTCCACATTTAGTACAAATGGTATAATCCACAGAACATCCCATACTCATCGCATTCATTTGACCAGACATAATCTGTTGAACTAGATCAGTATGCTTTTTATTTGTAGCTACTAAAATATCAACATAAAGACTATCACCAATATCTCTTAATACTGCATCAATAATCTTACCTTTAGATAATTCTTCTACTTGAATATGTTCTACAAAATTATGGGCACCAATAAATGACTTGTAGGATTTCTGTAATACTCCTCTTGACCAACAATCTAAATTATTATTGATATATTGATCACAATCAGCTTTCACTACATAATCGGCAAATCTTCTATTGATCTTTTCACCTTCAAATTGTACTGAACCTGTCTTTACATTTGAAGGTGTATCTACATCTACAGAACATACGATTGTTGAATGTGTTAATAGATATTTATCAGGTGTAAATGTTTCACCTAAAATTCTTTCAGCTTGTTCTTTCAAACTAGCATCTAATCTTCTATTGCCACTAGCAACACGAATACGATCCCATTCACCTCCAAATATCTTTGGTTTAACGATACTTGATTTTGCATATCTTAGAAATGCCATTTCATGTACTCCTTAGTTGAAACCAAGTATATCTGTGGTTTTGATGAGAAATAAACATTCAGGACAGCATAGAAGTCTTTCAGATTTACCACCTACTCTTTTATAGATGGTTTTCTTTAGTTCTACACCTTTGCATCTAGGACAAGTAGGTTTGAGTTCATCTCTACACATCCTATATTTACGATCTTTGTCTGCCCAATATAATGCTGTTTTTGCATTAACAGGCTTTGTGCCAAGACCTCCGGGGATTGAATCATATTGCACAGGCTCAATATCTAAGTCTGCAATCTGTAAATCCTCTACAGGATATCTTGAACTACCAAAAGGAAATTGAACATCAACCATACCAATAGCAGGATAAATCGCTACTACTGTTCCGTGATGATCTGTACTGCCACCATAAAAAGGAAATACTTTCATACCTATTCTAAAGGTATTAGCTATCTCTTGATAATTGGTGATAGTTGTAGATTTCTTTTTCATATTAAAATCTAGTCCTTTGCTATTATTATTGTTGTTAATAAATACTTTATTAAAGTTTTTATCAGTTCCTAGTCTTGTTTTTTGAAAAATAGGTGGATCACTATCATTATTTTGCAATAATTCTAAGTATTCTTGTCTTTTCTTTGGATTAGGTATCTTTCTAATTGCATCTATCATTGCTTTAGATCGTTCATCTCTTGTTGCTTGACTTGCCTTTGCCAAATTCAAATCTGTTGTGATT